GTATTCTGTTAAAAAGGATTTATATGAATATGGGGGGGCTGTTAAGGCTGTAAAGCCTTCTGCGGGCAGGAGGTCTTTTATCAGCCAGACTATCTGAGGCAGTTTTAAATCCATCAGTTGTCTTGCTTTTAAGGTTTTATGGGGGGCTGAAAAGTGGAAGGCTGTTAAGTTTTCCTTTTTGGCATTAGTTAATAGGCCCAGGAAATCTGACTTGGTTTTTTCCTGTAAATAGTCACAAATGTCCTTATATCCTTCCGGCAGGATGACTACATAGGCTTTGGGAAGGTGTTTGGCCAGGGTTTTAATGGCTTTGATGCCTGCTTCATCATTGTCATAGCATAAAAATGCCGTTTTTTTTTCCAGCAGTTTAGTCCATTCCTCCTGCCAGCTTTGGGCTCCTGTAGTGCCTGATATGGCAGGTAAGCCTTCCTGGGTTAGCCTGATGGTGTCTATTTCCCCTTCTGTGATTATTACCCAGGATTTATTTAGGGCCTGGGGATTAAAAAGGATGGGATGGGAACCAGGATCAAAGGTATACTTGGGGATTTGGGGATCATCTTCATGATTTAAGTGCCTATATTTATTGTGGATAACTTTACCTGAGTTATCCACAATTGGGATCACTATGGCATTATTTTGCTCATCAAAGGTCAGGTTAAACTTTTGGATTATCTCGGAAGATAATCCATGGGACTCTATGTATGCTTCAAAGGTCATTTTTTTCTTTCTACAGTACAAATAGTGTCATTATGATGTAATCCATGAGCTATAAGTAAAATTTCTACAATTTCATAACCTAATTTTTTACCAAAACCATTACTATTCCAACCAAAAGAAATGGTATAACCACCTTTTTTAACTTGTTTAGCTAGAGGTTCCATAACCCGTCTATAAAAATTATATGAAGTATCTTTAAAATTAGCCTTTATACCAACAGATTTATAATGTTCAGTAATTTGTCTATAAGAATAAGGAGGATCAAAAAGAACTCCATCGAACATATCTAAATGAAATAACTTTGCAAAATCTTGTGCATCTAAATGATGATGTGTTGGCATATTAGGATTTATATCATTAGTAATTGTTGCAGGACTATTTGCACCAGCAAAGGGATCAATCCAAAGTCCTTTAACATATCTTTCTAAAAGTTTGGTAATAGGTTTAATTTTAAAAGTTTGATGATTAGCTCTAGCAAAAACTCTATTTATTTTCATGACAGTTCCTTAATTGCCTGTTTAAAATCCACATTATGAAATTTTTGGTATAAAGTTATGACATCTCCAGACTGGCCACAAGCAAAACAGTAGAAAGTATTGGTGGAAGGATAGATGGTCAGATTGGCTGTTTTGGAATCTTCATGGAAGGGACAATTGCCCCTTAGAATATTGCCATACTTTTTAAGTTCTCCCGGGAAGATATCCTGAATTTTCTTCTGTTTGGCTCTCGTTTTTTGATCCATATTTGTCAATTATCTTGTTTGTAAACCATATTTTAATGAACCTTGAGAAATTTCTCTACAAACTTCTTCAAAACATCTTTCTAATGGAATATGAGGCCATAGATTATAATGTTTTTTTAATTTGTATTCTAAATATTCATTTGGTTCTTTTTTTATTCTTTCTATAATAGCCTGATTAATTTCTATAAAAGCGGAAGGAACATAGTTCATTCCTGCAAGCCATTCTATAACAAATTTCATTTCTTCAATTGTAGCTTTCTCTTGAATAATTTTTTCTATTGGTATAGTAAACCATCCTCCTCTACCAAACCTTGCAAGGGCTACCAGAAGATGAGGATATTTTTGACTAATTTCATAGCTTTTTTTATCGTGGGTCATTATTTGAATTTTCTTCTGTTTGGCTTGTTCTTTGGAGGGGAACATCATACTTGACAAACGTAGCATGTTTAGTGTAATATGTCAATATATGAATTTAAGCCAGGAGCCAATACCGCAGTTTATGACAGTTGCTCAGGTATCTCAAAAGCTTAATGTTTCCCAAAGGACAGTTTACAGGTATATAAAGGATGAAAAAAATCCCTTGCCGGTTGTTTACCTGTCCAAACCCAAGACCCCCAGGATTCCTTATGAGCAGTTTGATATTTGGATAAAAGAACATGCGGAAGTGGTATATAAACCAAAAGGGATACAAGAATGAATATATTTAACTCTAAAATTACTTATAAGGGGAAGGGGAAATGAAAGATTGGGATTTAACTAAAAATATGAAATTTAAAGAAGAAAAAGAATTTAAATATTTAACTTTGGTTACTTGCTTAATCTGTGAACGGGAAATGACTCACGAAACCAATTGGACTATGCCACTTTATGATTTTAAAAAAACTAATCCGGCTAATTTAATTATAGATGTTGTTGATGTGCATGGTATTAAACAGACAACCAAAAAAATAAACTTATGCGATAAACATTATCGGGAAATTTTAGAAAAAATTGAGGAAGGAGGTGAAATAAATGTATCGTCAGGGAGATCTACTATTCTTACCAAGTAAGATTATTAAAGGAAAGAAACAAAAAAATAATATTATAGCCTTAGGAGAATTAACTGGTCATTCACATGAATTAGTAAAAGGTGATGTTTATAAAGCTAATGGAGAAAAATATTTATCATTGGCAGAACCTTCTGAAGTAGTTCATCAGGAACATAATCCTGTTAAACTTCCAGCTGGTCAATATTTAGTAACCAGACAGAGAGAATATAAACCAGTTAAACAAATATCTAGACTGGTAAATATAAAATTATGGATCCAAATGTTTTGGAAAGATTAGCAATAACTAGTAATTTTAGTGGTGCATCACTTAATTTTAGTAGTGCATCATTATCAACAATGCCTAGATTTGGAAGAGGGCATAGATTACATAAAGAAGATGGACCAGCAGCTTTTTATGATGATGGAACTACAGCATATTATTGGCATGGAACTCACGTGCCATCATGGGTAATTTTAAATCCAGAAAAAATTAATCTTAAAATAATTCTAAAAGAAGAAAATATTGAATTACGCAGAGTTTTAATAGATAGATTTGGCCAGGGAAAGTTTTTAAAAGAATTAGGAGCTGAAAAAAAACATGAAGATGACTGGGGGATATTATGGAAAGTAAAAAGAATACTTTTACAAAAAATGTTTAATCAGGATGATAAAGAATGGTCTCAAAAAGATTCAAGATTAGTTTCATTAAATATAGAATTACAAAGAATTTTTGGTACATTACAAACCCTTCAGTTTGTTCAGGTAAAAGATGGTTCATCTGAAAAAGAATATTTTTTACCTGTCCCATCTACTTTAAAAAGAGCTAAACAAGCTATAGCATGGACTTTTAAATTAAAAGAAGAAGAATATCATCCACAAATACAAACATAAATGGAAAGGAGGTGAAAAATATTGGAAGACCCATATATTGTAAAACCGAGTAAGTTAAAAAAATTCCATCCTATTCCAAGAGGAGCGTATCAGGCACAGATTACTGATGCTCCATATCAGGAAGAGCCAAATCCATTTGATAAACCAGCACCTGGTAAGGAGCCAGAAATAAGAGAGTTATATAATTTTGAATTCACCATTCTTGATAACAATAATTTTGATTATAAGGATGAAGAAGGAGAACAACAGATAGAATCCACCAGGGGCAGGAGAGTCTGGAAGAAGATTAATAAGAGTCTATCTGCCAGTGGTAAAAATAGTAAAGCATCCTGGCTTTATAAACTTCTTTGTGCTATAGAAGGTAAGGAAATATCTCAAGAGGATTTAGTAGAGTTAAATGTCAGGACTTTGATTGGTCAACAGGTTATAGTAATATTGGAAGTGAAGGGAGAATGGAATAACATTTTATCTTTTGCTCATATAGAAAAAGATCTGGAATCAGTACCTAATGCTGATGAAAGGATTAAGGCTGAACAAGAAAAACCTTCAATTGATGATCCTCAATCAGCAGATGATTTTATAAAAGGGTTAGAAACAGATAAAATAGAATAGGATAAAACTTTTTTTCCTGGTAGAGATGTTATGATAGAGTAACAATATATTTGCTCTGTCGTAAAAAAAATACCTAGCGTTTCAGACGGAGCGTTAGGTATTTTAAAATAAAAAAATCCATGAAGAAAAGAAATGATAATATTCCCACAGTTGAAATTGATTATGATCCCCATCCAGGTCAATTAGAAATTCACAAGTCTCCTTCCAGATTCAGAGTAGTAGTATGTGGTAGAAAATTTGGTAAAACTCACATGGCTGTAGCGGAGTTGATTTCTAATGCTCTTTTTAAAGCTCCCGGATCTACTAACTGGTATGTTTCTCCTACTTATAGACAATCAAAGAATGTAGCCTGGAGAAAAAAGTTGTTAAAAATGTTACCCCCGCAGTTAATTGTTACCAGACATGAGCATGAATTGTCTGTCACTTTGGATAATGGTTCCATCATTGAACTTAAGGGAGCTGATAATCCCGATTCTTTAAGAGGAGTAGATGTGGATTTGGTAGTTTTAGATGAATATGCCTTTATGAAACCGTTTGTGTGGGAAGAAATTATCAGACCTAATTTGACTGCCACTGCCGGAGAAGCTATTTTTATAGGAACTCCCAATGGATATGATCATTTCTATGATGTTTATATGATGGGACAGAAAGATTCTGAAAATTATGATAGTGATTACGCATCTTTTAAACAGCCATCTACCATCAATCCTTATCTGCCCATTGGAGAAGTAGAAAAGGCTCAAAAAGAATTAACCGAGGATGCTTTTGCCCAGGAATATTTGGCAGATTTCAGGCATTTCACAGGTAGGGTATTTAAAGAATTTGACAGGAATATTCATGTGATTCCTCCATTTAAGATTCCGGATCACTGGATTTTGGGAAGATATATGGATAGAGGATGGAGAGTACCAACAGGAGTGGGATATTTAGCCGTAGATGAACATGATAGCTGGTATATTTTTGATGAGATTTATGCCCCTAACTTAACTAATCCGGAATTGGCGGAGATGATTGAACAAAGATCTGGTAATAAATATTTCTGGCACTCTTATGCTGACTCTGCTCAGGCATCTGATTTGGAAGATCTAGCTGACTTGGGAGCATATTTTATGCCTGTGAAAAAAGAACCGGGAGAAAAAGTAGGAGAATGGATCAGGATGGGGATTGCCAAGATTTCAGAAAGGTTAAGAATAGTAGATGGTAGCAAACCCAAACTTTTTGTTTTTTCCAATTGTATAAATCATATTTTTGAGTTCGAAAACTATATTTATGAACAAAAGAATAATAATTTATCTGGTTTGACTGATAGAGTACAGAAGAAAAATGATCATTTGATGGATGGATTAAGATATTTTGCTTGTATGTATAAAACAGGAACGGAAAATTTGCAGAATTTTAGTTTTAAAAGGAGGGATTTCAGTTTTAGTTAATGAAAAAATCTGAAATTGATCTGGAAAAACAAAATGAAGAATTATTTTGGTCTAAACTGGAAGAATTAGATCCTTTTCTATTTGAATTAAGAGTATTTTTAAAAGAATATCAAATTCATCCGGCCATCATTCCTAAAATTTTAAGACATCTTTTGATTGTTGATAGCGGATCAGGCTTCCATACGATTGAAATTATTATGAAAGAACATAAATTAAAGATCATTAAGGGAGCTTATACTGATTTGGTAGATTTACCTATTAAGATGGTATAATAAATTCAATGGCTCAGGATACTATTCTATCTGTTACTCCTTATGGTAATAAATCAGAACAAAAAACTTTTGATGAAGTTTCTACCCACTACCATTTAGCCAGAAATGATTTAGATTCCAGAATTGGCAGAAAAAATGGTTTTGATGATGCAGATAAGTTATATTTTGGAGTTTTACCTGATGATTGGCCATTTCAGGCTAAAATTTTTGATAAAAGATTACAAACTGTTGTTAATGAGAAAGATGCCAGGTTAATAGGTGGTAAACCTAAAGGTAGATTTTTGGGTAGAGAGGGTTCAGATGAAATTGGAGCTTTTGTTTTTAATGAATTATATAATTTCCAGTGGGATGATTTATCCAGGGTAGGTTTACCACTGATTGTGAGATGGGCTTTAATGTCACAACAAGCCAGACGTTATGGAATTTCTTTTGCTGTTTGTAAATGGTTGCATAAAGAAAGAAATAGTAAAGAAATTTTTGATGGTCCGGATTTTAAGGTTATCTATGGCAGAGATGCTTTACCTAACCCGGCTTATTCAGAAGTTAAAAACTGGTTCCAATATCGGGAATGGGTAACTTTAGTAGATCTGGAAACTCAAAATGATACTTCTCCTTCTATTAATTCAAAATGGAAAAATTTAGAGAAAATTAGAGAAATTTTTTCTCAAACAGAAACAGTTGGTAAGGGAGATTCCAGATCAGCTTCTTATACTATTAAAGCCAAAACTTTAAGGGGAATTACTGATTCTATGGGTCAAGATCCAGTTTTTAGGGTTTTTGAGATTATTCATGAACTTAGAGAAGATCATTGGATTACTTTTGCTCCCAGATTGGGAATAATTTTAAGAGACATATCTAATCCTTATAATCATAGTGAAATACCAGTGATAGCATTGAGATATAATCCAATTTTGGATGATTTATATGGAGTTTCAGAAATGGAATCTGGTTCTGATAATCAAAGAGCCATTAATGCTCTACTTTGCGCCGATATTGATGCCATTGTGACTGATCTTTATCCTCCTTTGATGATTAATCCAGCCGGGGTAAAAATGCACACCATTGAGTTTAAATCTGATGCTAAATGGTTAATGACAAGACCTGGTCAAGATGTTCAGAGAATGCAGACTTCGACTCCGGGAGTCAGAGAGTTTGTAGATGCCTATGCACTATTGGTGGCTTCTTTAAATAATACTCTGGGAGAAACTACTGCCGGATTTTCTTCTTTACAACCTTTGGGAGAAGAAAAAACAGCCACTGAAGTAAGAGAAACTGCCATTACCAGAAATGTTAGAGATAATTATAACCAAATCATGCTGGCGGAAGCTTTAAAAAAACAAGCCTATTTTTGGCTGGAAATGGATAAACAATTTTTATTTAAAAATCCCCAACAGCAGGTAAAAGTAATTAGGATTGTGGGTAGAGATGCAGTCACCTTTTTCCAAAGTTTAGGTATGAATAAATATCAGACTGATGAATTAGGTAATATATTACCGGATGGAGGACCTAAATTTCCAGTAACTTTGGCAGATGGTACTATTATTCCCCAATTTGAACCGTCTATTGCCGGTCAACAAGGTGATTTATATGTTACCAAAAAAGATTTGTCAGGAATATATGATTTTATACCTGATGTGGAATCAATGCAGGTGGCATCCGAACAACAAATGGAGGCTAAATTAAATATAGCTTTACAACTTTTAACCAATTCCACTATTGTACAATTAATGGCAGCCGAAGGTAAAAAACCACGAGTTACTGAATTGCTGATTAAATTGTTAGAAACAACCAGGGTAATTAAAAATGCTGAACAATATTTTGAAAATATACCTAATCAAGAACAATCAGCAGTTCCAGGAGCAATAGTTCCATTACAGGAAGGAGTAACCAATGGCCAAGTTAGACCAGGAGGAACTCAAGGAATTGGCGGAGGGGGAGGCTTTAGCAGCCCTGTCTCAGTCCCAGGGATTCCAAATATTTCGCCGATTCCTTGAAAGTAAAATTAAAGAGGATTTTGTAGATCCTCAACATTTTACTGTAGAACAGGAGGAATTGGCTGCTTATAGAAAAGCTAATATAATGAAAAAGGTGGCAACAGAGATTTTAGAGTGGATTGATAAGAAAATTGAAATGGTGACATATTTAAAGGATAAAGAACAAGATAAAATAAAACCAAAAGGGATTAATATTTGATATAATAA